AAGGGTTGAACGAACAAAGGTACGTGTAGTAAAGTTGGGAATGGAAGACAAGTTCATCGTCTGGTTTTCAGAGATAAGGTTGCCTGTAGTTCCGTTGGTAATACCATTTACCGTTAAGAGTTGCGTATCAAGCGCTTGTTGAATCTGTGTGAATGATTGAGCCATTATTCCACCGTCAATATGTAAAGAATTACAGTCGTGGTTGGCTGGACGATATCCACCTTAACAATGCGTTGAATCCATTTGGTCGCGCCCACGTAGTACTCGACTTGACCGCCAACATCTGGAACCCAAGCAAGATTGCCGGGAAGGTACAACTGCTCACCAACAAGACCGCCAATAGGAGTCGCGTAACCCCTGTTATCAATGTTCTCAGTGGTACCAGCCTTGAACACGCCAGTCGTTATCATTGTGTTGTTGTTCAGCTGTCTAACAGTAATGCTCATACCGCCAAACGTGTTGGCGATTAGGTTTGCCGCTAGAGTTTGAAATGAAGAATAATTTAGGCTCATAGGGTAAGTGACGCCTTGCTGTTATCTTCTGGATTTAAGACAGCATAAAGAATGAGTTCAACCTTTCTGAAACCGTCATAGTGCTCAACGTCTGTAGGTTTTTGCCAGTAGGTTTTGTTCTGTTTGAGACCCATATCAACTTGCATATTCTTGTACAAGCGATTGTCAGATTCATTTGGGAATAGATTGACACCAGAGATCACCATATTCGCAAGCTCGCACTGAGCGTCGATAACGCACTGTGGAACTTGATTCATCGCGATAATCTTGAAGTCATTTCCGATGATTGCATAACGAGGCCATAGCAGACCTTGAGCGGATGCTGGAGGTACGATTGAGATGTATCTACGACCATACAGCTTATCCATCGCATAAGCGGCTTGATAAAGCGCGTTGGTCTGAGCAAGTGTTGTTGCAGATGTGAATGCAGTGTTGCTCCAGTTAGTGTTGTACGTTATTGCGTCATTCACACTGACGTATGAGTTCGCACCCGTAACACGTGTTCCGTCTTCAACCAAGAGAGTAATTGCCATTTTATTGCCTCACAAATTTTTCATTCTGTATTTATTCAGAACGCAAAAATGGGAGCACGAAGCTCCCATTCCTTATTACTTTTACTGCGATTAACCGAGCAATACACCGACGTATTCTGGACGGAGAACTTTGGTACCCCAAGCGATTGCAATTTCAAACGTTACCTGACGGTATTGTTTGTACATCGCTACTTGGAATGACAAGCCAGAGATTGGGTCAGTTACGATTGTCAGATCGGAAGCAGAGTCACCACCGATTGGCATTGCAGGAAGACGTGTGGCAAGCAAGAAACCAGCTTTTTGCAACCATACGTTTTTCAATGAAGCGGCTTGAACGGTTACAGCGGTACCGTTAGCAAGAGTTTCCATCATACCCGGTGCTGAGATAGTGAATGTACCTGGAGCAGCGATACCAACTTGAACAACGTATTGGTTAGCACCGATGGTAACAATATCACCAGCAAGGATAGTACCAGCACCAGTACCAACGGTGATCGATGTTTGGCCCAAGGTAGTAGTACCACCAGAGATAACATAACCAGCACCAGTACCAACTGCTACGTTGTTCTGACCTTGACCGGCTTTGATCTGACCAGAAGTACGAACATCGAAACCTTCGATTTGGCCGATAACACCATTGCGAAGCAACGCGTCTGTACCAGATTCATTCACCTTGAACAGTGAGGATTGGATACCACGGATTTTTGCAGCGGCAGTAGTACCAAGAATGATAGAACGGTCAGACTGTGGAGCACCGTTATCGTCAAGGCATTTTACTGAGTTAGCAGCGCTTGAAAGATCAAGAGCGGTGCTGAATGGTGTAGTACCAGCGGTACCGCTAGCACGAGAACCGTTCAATGCTGATGCATTAACGATATCTGCTTCCATTGCATTACCAAGAACGCGGAATGCTTGACGGAATTGATTTGCAAGGATGGCATTGAAGTCACCAGTTGCATTCAACTGAAGTTGTTCTTCACCGGCCCATACGAATGAGTACGCTTTGGATTTTGAGATAGTCAAATCCGCAGTACCAATAGTTTGTGCAACAGCGTTGGTGTTAGTAACGCCCGGTACGATATCTACCAGACCACCAACTGGAACGATTGGAGAACGGATTACTTGGTTCAGACCGGCTTTAGAAGCGGATGAATCAAGTTGAACTGCGCCGATAGCACCGAGCAATTCGCGTGGAATAACGTCCATCGCTTCGTAAATTACTGGAATTAAACCAGTGAGAGTGTTTGAACCTGCTAGAGCTGTCATAAGAGACTCCTAAGTGTTAGTCAATAAGTTTTATTCCCGACTTCATCTTTGCGGCCTTGTCCATAGGAGAAAGAGCCTCGAAAGCTGTACGGGTAATCGTGTTGTTTTTAGAACTGGCATCGCCGGGGGTTTTGGGGTCAGTTGCTGCGACCATTGATTCGAAAAGGAAGCCGTGTTCTGACTTCAACTTTTGAACTGCTGCCGTGATTGAGCGACCATCAATTCCTTCATCCTCGTTCCACTCAATCAATGAGTGATCTACGAGCTTCAGTGCCGCACCAAACTTGTCAGACGAAACTTTCGACTTGTTAAACTGCTCGCTTAGAGCGGTGTTTATGTCGGCTTTTTTCGCTCTTTCTAATGTCTTAGAAAGCTTGTCATTCGTTTGCTGCCACAACTGCTTGTAATCTTGTTCAGACGTGTCTGTCGTTTTGACTTTGGTCTTAAATTCGTCTCTCTCTTTTTCTGCTTGACGACGAAGGGCTTTATGTTTCGTGGCTTCTGAATTAAGTGATGCGACTGTTGAATCTAATTCTGCGAGTCGTGCTTTTAAACTTTCGACTGTCTCTTGTGAATCTCCATTCACGCTTGCTGATGAATCATTGACTTGCTCAGTCATTTCAACCTCCTGTTGAATTTGCTTTTGAAACGGCGAGGGCCTACACCCTCATTGCGTGCAAATATTTATAGGGAGGTGGTGAAAACTGACTCAGAGAATCAGACGTTCCCTGTAGGATTTGAGCCAGCGTTAGAATTGCCAGCGGGGGCTGGTGGAGGTGATAAGGCTTGAGTCGCAGCGGTGAGAGTTGTAGTGATTCCGAGCTTCTGATTTACATCTTGAATCTCGTAGATTTTTTCCCACGCGGATTGATCGTCCAGACCTTCGACGGTGCGGAAGTAGTCAAGAATAGAAGCACGACCATCAGCGATTTTTGCAGCCCACATAGTTTCTTGTTCTGCTGTATCAACTGGAAGTGTCGGTGGTGCAAAATTGACCTTCAACATCCCAGCGGTGAGAGTTGGATAGAGTCTTTGGCACACGTTGTAGAAACGTCTGAACGCTGCCTGCATCGATTGCGCACGACGATCACGCAGTTGCAAGTTGTCACGGTCTTCAACAATGATTTGAAAACCAGAATTGGCGCGAGCATTCTTGTCGTTACGCATATTCACGCACCAGTCTTCAGCAACCGACTTGATCAACTGGTCCATAACGTCGGTGAGCTTGTCCAAGTCTGAAACTGGACCATCGAATTTGACGAAAGGTGCAACGGTTGGGTCACCAGTTTGAACAGTGACAACGTTCCCTAACCCACCCATCGCGGATGCGTTCATTGTATTGGAACCGTAGGACGTTCCTGCTGGAGTGAAACCTTCTTCCGCGAAAGGTGCGCCGAAGTTTGGAGCATTTGGATTTGACGATGAGGCACCAGACATAACAGCGTTGGTGTATAGGGTCTTCTGTTTCTGGTGCGCCATCGCAACAGCGGTGTCCGTGATAGCCAGATTGACTTGATCCTGAAGGTCTATGATGTCCTCTGGAGGCTTTACCCAAGCTCCCTTACGTGGCTTATTAACGTCATAGACGAAGGTCGCTGGGACGAATCCGTCTATATTCGGTTGTGTCTTAATGAGTGTTTCTTTGTCACCGACTACGTGCCAGTCAGAAATTTCGTCTGCGGTGATATCGCGGTAAGTAAATTCATTACCGTTCGTTATGTCGGACGTTAGGAAGGCAAGTTCAAGGATGATCGTGCCAGTGATGTCTAACACCACGTCAGAATTTGCACGAGTTAGTAACGTGAGGAGAAGTGCATCGCCCTGTTGGAAGTTTGGTGCGTAGAGACCACCAGTGGTTAGCGTTGGTTGTGCAACGTAACGTTGCTGAAGGACGACGATTGATTTCAAAAGACGCGTATAGACATCGACGTTTTGAAAGAATTCGAGCCAGTCAGAGTTGTCCATCAACTGATTGAAAGTCGAGTCGATAACTGGCTTCGTTCCTGCGCCGTTGAAGATTTCTAACTTTGGTGGTGCGTTGAAAAGCAATCCTGATTTCTCAACGATTGTTTTGGTGATGTTGCGTGTGTATGGAATAAAATTTCTTTGTTTCCAGTTCTTGCGCTGGGAATCCATAAGCGCTGTCAGATGTTTTGTTTGATCGCCTTCGTAATAATCAATAAGCGTCTGCGCAGCACTTGTGTCAGCATTGTTAAGATTGGAATAGTTAAGAGTTTTCATTCAGGCGAGCCTCAGACAGATAGATGTAATCTATTTATGAGTCAAGCCTCAATCTATGCGTGCAGTTACCTTCCCTGCGACTGGGAACTGATAGTTGATGAAGTACCCAAACGCATCGGTCTGATGGTCGATGCCAGCCTTCTTGTCGGGCAGTCCGTGGTGATCGAAAATCTGTTGGGTAATACCTTTGTAGAGCATTGGGCACTTATCCTTGTTGATAAACGCCTCAGCAGCACGCCCATACGGCTTGAACTTCTCATTGACAGCGGCGACACGACGTTCGATCTTTGGATTGGATGCTGGATGACGCACGTTAGCGTCGCCAAACTTCCTGCGCAGTTGCTGAATACCTTCGAAACCAGAAGCATCCGGGTAGAACTTGATCGCAAGGTTTTGCACGTGCCAAGGGTAGCGACGCTCAATTTCCTTAATGAGATCGTCGGTGTCACGAGACCCATAGATTTCGTCGATGGCATACACCTTCTGGTCCTTGATAACAGACACGACAGCGGCGTTAATCGATTTGTTAAAATCCTGCCCGATGTGAAGGTACTGACCAGAGAAGTCAGCGATGGTTTTGTCAGTTTGATTTACTGAATCGTCGAACTTCCAATAAACGGTAGCGCCCTGAAGATTGACGAACTCGCCCATTAGGTACGCCTTGATAAGGTGCTCTGGGTATTGATTCTCCAGACCCTCAATGTATTCCTTGGGCAGAAATGGGTTGTCGTAGGTTGAAGCCTTGATCAACTTCCTATCCTTGCCCAGCGCTGGTGTGGTGATAACCTCTTCAACGAAGAACTTATGCACTCCCTTGAACCCTTCCGGGGTGGAGACAACGACACCTTGATAAACCAGTCCCTTACGAAGACGTGAAGACAGCATCTGATATGACGCGATGAACGTGTCCATATCCATAAGGTCACCCTCATCGATACCGAAAAACGCAGCGTTGATACCAGCGGCACGCTTGTAGTTTTCAGCGGATAGGATGAACAGCTTGGTTTCGGTTCTCGGACCAGTCTTTATCTTGAAAAGCAGTTCTGATTTGTTGAACGTGTAGTCGATGTTGTGCTCTCGAAGGGTGTCCTCGATGGTAGGAACAAGCACCTTGGTAGCCATTGGAAAGGTTGGAGACAGAGCGATGCCGACATAACCGGGGTTCATAAGCGCAAGCACGACGAGCTTGGTAGCAAGGGCCATCGTCTTACCGCACCCGTAACCACCAACTAAGGCTAGGTTACGGGTTGAGGTATCTGCTATGAACTCTGCCTGATGTTTCAGGAGGTTTAGTTCCATTATTGGAGACTCGACCCCGCTGAAGAGTAGTCCGAAGCCGCGTTAGAGACGGTGGTTTCGTTGGGTCCCTGAGGGACCGTGTCCTTCGTGATAACGTTGATCGTGATTGGCTTGGTTTCGTCGATTGATTCAACACCCTCGTGCTGAGGATTGACTGTCTGCTCGGCGTACTGCAACAGCAAGTTGAACTTGAGATTGACCATATCCTCGCGCTGCAAACCAAGTGAGATGACGTTGCGCTGAATTTTGAGTTTCAGAGCGATCTTCGCCATTTCGAAGGTCTCGTGGTACGGTTTCAGTTCCTTTGGTTCTAACCCGAAGAAACGCGCGATGTCAGACATCCCTTTCTTGATAGCGCCATCGAAAAAGGCCATACCATAAACAATGGCGTGACGGTCTTCCTCGTTAGCGTTCTGCCAGAGAGCTTTCTGATTTTTGAATCCGTAGTGGAGTTTGATCGTGTGGTTTTCGTCGAGCGCTTCTTCTTTGCGCTCTTCGGTGATTTCAGCCATCTTAACAATGTGTTCTTTTGTAAGATGCTTTGTTGGTCGTACTTTGTCGGTAAGGGGTCTTCCCATATTTGCTGACCTCCATCAGCGTTGCTTGTGTTGCGATGAGTCTATTTAGTGGAGGGTCAAACGGATGGGAGATTTAGAGAGGCATACGTCTTCGAGGTAGCGTGGATCGTGGATTTTAGAGAGGCATAACATTGCAGATGATGATCTGCGTGTCTGCGATAGGCCAGCCAAGCAACTTTGCTTCGTAGGTCTGTAGATGGGTGAGAGTTTCAGCGAGAGTTACACCGTCAAGCTTGCGCTCTGAACAGTAGGTGTAGTTTCGCTCAATGGATGAGGCATAGACCCTGTGAATGGTCTTGTAGTACAGGATGGCAGTGTGCAGTGGTAGCTCGATGCGTGGGTTAGATACTTTCGTTTTCGGTTCTGCCATTGGATACCTGCCGGGTAGTTTGTAGGGGTGGAAAGCGGTCTTGGACTTTCCTGATAGCGTTTGACTCTTATCTTGGATAGGTGTGCTGGAACTGTAACCAACGACTGATACAGCACAGATTGAATTTATTAGACTCAACCCTCGTCACCGACCCACGCTAACTGGGGCTTAAAATGAAATTCATCAGTCGTCTTATGGAATTATTTATAGTAAATGCGCGTGTGGTCACGAAGATTGAACACCTCCCGGAAAACTGCTAGAATGGCGAATCAGAACAAGGAGAATTGACGATGACGGCGTTCATAAGGGAGAAGCAGCAGATCGTGTATGCGCTAGTTGATTATGAACGGATGAAGGCTGAAATTAGACATTCATCGAACCCAAGGGTTATTAATTCAAGCAACCTGCAATTCGATATCAACTTTGGAAACAGTGGCGTAGTTGAAGATGGACGCAAGTACATCAAGCGTGGCGCGTTCAATCACTGCTTGGCAAATTACGTAATGTTCTTGAAGGGCAAACACGTCTTCTATAATGAAAGCGAGAGTGATTTGCGCACGTGGTATAACGAAATGAAGGACAGCAAATACACTCCAAAAGTTTATGCATACCACATTGGCGAGGTAGCATCGGTGGACGAGATGCATCGAATTAAAGCGAGAGCGGTCAGGGATTTACAGGACAGCGGATTTAAAATAGTGATTAGTGTTTGACCCTACCCCAACCCTTTACACACCGAAGGGCCCTTTACACACCGAAGGGCCGGCACGGCCCCACATTCTGTTTCTACCCTCCGGGAACTTTCCTAACTGCCCACGCGCAGCGTGGGGAACGGAAAAATCACACTTCACTGCCAGCACTCTGGGAGCCAGTTAGCCGACATCGCCATCCCCGACAGCGTTCAAGGTTCCCAGCCCCTGTACACAGTTGTTTTGTAACGGGGATGTAACGATGGCGCGTACCTCTGTTGAGGCTAGACAGTGCTGAGTGATGCGCACCTCTGGTAGGTGTTAGACACCTCACACCTCTGAGCCTCACTAAGCCTCACAGGGTGTGACGATGGAACAGCACACGTTGCGTATGAAGGTGTGCAGGCCAGATCGTGTCAGTGGTGGAGTGTGTCGCAGATAGTGTTAGAAGGTGTTCAGTGGTGTGAGGGACTGTGATGATGCTGCACGCGTGTGGGTCTGGGCCTCATCAGACCCCTCTGGTTACGTTGGTACGATGGAGGTCTCTGAGCACCTACGGTACAGACGTTTCACAGTGTGGTATGGGGTCTATCGAGCTTTTCGAGGTGAAATCGCAAACGGCGTGACGATGACTGGGCCTCAACCTGAGGTTAGGCTGGAGGCAGTGTCTCAGATATAGGCTGGGACCTCAGGTTGAGTCTCAGTCACACTTTTTGACGAAAAAGTGGCTTGGGCCCCGCTTGAATTGACCTTGGGTGGCCCTAAGGGCCACGTCCGTGCAGCGGACTTTACGCGTCATTGTGATGGTCGAATGCAGCGTTATAAGATTTGCAATTGTCGAGCTTTGTTGCATTCCATACAACTTGGTGTCTCAAGTTTGCAGTTATATTAAGACGTAGTATAGTCAATAATGTTAAACTTGAGACACCAGACCTGACCGTTCTCCGCATTTCAGTTTTGGTGTCTCAAGTTTGCAGTTATATTAAGACGTAGTATAGTCAATAATGTTAAACTTGAGACACCAACTTACTCCGCTCACGAAGCCATCAGATTATCGGATTATGGGGATTATCCAAAGTGCGCTCAATCTTCCTAAAGTTTTACCCAATCTTATAAATAATCTCAACAGCAAAACTGATTTGCTGAACTTTAGGAGACACAAAATGCTTTTAACTTTTACCCAACTTGAAGAACGTTACGCAAACATCGATGCCTTTGAATCAAAAGCAGGACTTGAAGAATTGCAACTGCTTGCGCATATTTTCTTCGCATCCAAAATGCTCTCAACAACCGATGCGAAAACGTTAGACGAAATATTTTCAAGGCTTGCAAACAAAATTGGCAAACGCGGTAACGAATTTATCCAAGAACACAAAGACAAAATGAGAGCGAATTACGAGTTCGACAGATGCTTAACCGTTGCTGCACGCAATCAGCAAAACGCACAATAAAGTATTCAGGTAAGTCACAGGTTAGCTCCCTGTGATGGGTGTAGGGCTGGTTACCTTACACCCCCTTTCTAACCACCAAGGACCACAACACAATGACAATTATAAAAACAAAAGAACGTCAGTTCCACATCACGTTAGTTGATGGAGTTAAAACTACTCAGGTTAAGCACGTAAGCGAAGGTTGGTACGCATTAGCGCATCGTCTAACTCGCAAACCTACGGTTACAGAAGACCGTGAATCACTCAAATCACTCAAATCACTCAAATTTCCACTGTTCGTGCCATTCAAAATGGTCACCGTAGAAGACGGTGCTGTTATGCAGCCTGACTACGGACACGGCAAGCAGTACTCGCGCTGTATCGCAAACACAATTTCGGCTGATATGATCGTTTTGGACATCGACAACGATCCAGCGAAATTGGAACGCACCAACGCAGACCCATTTACCATTGACGATGCACGTGTATTTTTCAACGACCTTTCGTACATCATCTACACGACCTACAATCATAGAAATCCGCAGAAGCATAACGTCGATAAGTTCCGCGTCATCCTTCCATTAACTGAACCGGTTGAACGTTCTGACATCCTTGAACGGAAGGAAGAACTTATCAAGCTGTTTCCAATGGTCGATGAAATGTCATTCACGCTGTCACAACCGTTCTACGTTCCTATCGTCCATCCAACGCGTGAGAAACTGCACAAGGCTTTTTTCAATGATGGCGCTGAATTCGATCTGTTTGCGTTACAGCCAGTCGTAAAGGAAGAAAGCACGCCGGTCACCTATGTGCCACTTGGGAAGATCAAGAACCTTGAAGACCTTCCACATATCAAGTTGAAGTCTGGCATCACCTATCGCGCTGATGAACTGTATGACGTTCTTGCAGAAGGTTACGCTGGCAGAAAGCAGTGCTTCAGGATTGGTGGCAGTGACAAGACTGCTGGTTGCTTCATCTACCGCAAAGGTGATGGACTAATGTACAAGGACAACACATCACCAAAAGCGCAGTTCTTCAAGGTGATGGATGTTCGTAAGGAATTTGAAAATCCATTCGAACACGAAGAAGAAGTTGAAACGCTTCCAATGTGGTCTCGGAAGCCAGCGCAAAGCGCTGTGGCAAAGACCCCAAAACGTAGTGCAGTATCAGCACCGTTGGTAGAATTTGACCATACTTCACTGGAAGCTTTGGAACTCAACGAACGTTATCTACCACAGGAATTAATTCACTCGATCCCAGTTGAAGGTGTGACTCTTATACGATCACCCAAGGGTACTGGTAAGACAGAACTGTTGAAGTCTGTCACAGCGCAAGCAGATGCAAATGGACACCGCGTTATGCTGTTAGGCCATCGCCAATTCCTGCTGCAAAACTTAGCGATGCGTACTGACCTTACTAACTATCAAGACCTAGACGATGGTAAAACAAACGATGCGATGACACTGTGTATCAACTCACTTACGCGCTTAGACCCTAAGAAAGACGAACCGTATCACACGTTAATCATTGACGAATCTGAACAGGTTTTGTGCTACTTGACATCGCAGCTGCTTCACAGAAACTTGAAGGAAATTTTCGATGCACTTCAATGGCTTTTCAAAACAGCGAAGCGCATCATTCTGTTAGACGCTGATCTTTCACCAGACCTTACCATTCAACTCGTTGAATACCTTCGCGGCATCAACGGAAAAGATGAGCACGTTTTAAGCATAGTTAATAAATTTCAGATAGGTGCTGATAAAACCACGAAGATGTATGAAAAGAAAATGCACCTTTTGGCTGATGCTCTTGAGTCCATCGTAAAGGGTGAAAAGGTCTTCATAGCGACTAACAGCATTAAATTTTCAACTGTCATTGATGCTATCGTTAAGGAACTCGGGAAATCATCTCTGCTCATCACTCAGGAGACCAATGATTCACCAGCGGCACTTGCCTTCATCGACGATCCCAAAATTGAATGCACTAAGTATGACGTGGTCGTGTCATCCCCTACCCTATCGACTGGGGTTTCAATAGAAGGCAACCACTTCACGAAGGTCTATGGCTTCTTCGGCATTAATCCCGGTACATTCCAAGACATCGACCAAGCAATTTCACGTGTTCGCAACTGTGATGATGTCAGTGTATGGGTTCAAGGACACGTGAGTGCCGTCGAACTCAAATCAGAAGAAAACATTTTTAATGATATTTTGGACAAAGAACGCAAAAGCGTTAAGCGTCTTTACGATGCACAAGAGTATGCCAATCCCGGCCAATATCTTTGGGCAAGCATTTATGCCTGCGTGACGTTTAAGTTAAGTGAATGGTCCCTTAATAAAGACGAAAAGTTTGAAAAGCTTCGCACTAATCTTGGCTTCACTATTGAACACGTTCTTGAAGACGAAGAAAGTGTTTCACTCGGTGCAAGCATCTTCAACGATTTTAAGGATATTGGTACAAACCGTGGCGAATTAGTTTTTAACGCTGAAGAAATTGATGCAGATGTTGCGGCGGCACTTGGTCGTAAAACCCAGCGAACACGTGAAGAACAACTATCACTTGAACGTTATCGCTTGTACCAAGAACTGAAATCAGACTGGTCTCTTGAAAACGTTAATAAGGCGATCAAGCAGGAATTACTTAAATCTCTTTCGCGCATAGATTTGCTTCATATGGTTACTGACGAAGTTCGTGAAAATGCAGACAGAGCAGATCGTGAGAAGAACCAAGGTCTTATTACTGCGAACAGACACCGTGTAATCCGCGCTGAACTAATTCAGAACCTATGCACTGCCGCAAATATCAATCTGACAGCGCTGTACTTGAAATTAGAAAAGGACAAGTCGTTAATCGAAATCGACGCTGATACTTTACTTGCTGTCGCTGACGCATACGAAGCAAAAAAGAAGGATTTTAACTTTTACTTTAATTCTCGCATCAAAGACCCAAAGCACGAAAAGAATCTCAAGAAAGTTTGGGACACAATCTTTGGTGAAGAACTGTCGCTGCCTTTGATTAAGAAGAAGTTAGGAACACGTCAGAAGCGAGTAGTCCATTATTACATTTCAGCACCTGAGAATGATTTAGTTTACGCCTCATTCAAACAGCGATTTGATGTTGGCAATCAAATTTTAAAAGCATTCGACAAGCAATAATCCAAATCAACTCCCACAAACTTAAAGGACCTTCGGGTCCTTTTTGCATTTCTGAATATGCGCTGATTTATCCCTGTTTAACCGGGAAAACTATAAATAAATTCGTACAGCAAATAAAGGAGAGTACGAAATGTCAGATAAAGAAGCACTTGCGAAAGCAAGACGATTAGAAGAGTTGCTTGCGGAAGCAGCACAACTTGCCGAAGAAACTGGTTGCGTTGCCCCAGGATTTATTTCCTTTCTAAGGGTTATGGAACGCAACGTAATGAAGCACTACCACAATCTTAAACACACCAAGGAGTAACACTATGAAAGATTTATTTTCACCTGAAACTAGCGAATTTATCAAACGTCACGATGGTACTCACGTAATATTCCGCAACTTCCCAAATACGACTGAAGGTTTTGTTGCGTGTCAATTGGCTTCATTTTCGTATCGTGTGAATTCATTGACAGAGGAAATAGCATCACTTGTACGTGAGCTTGCACATCATCAGAATGAATTGATTGAAACACGCGAACGTGCCTCAGCATTCATTGCGCACAATTCAAATATTATCCAACCAAAGGAGTAACACTCTGAA